GCCAACCACTCGCTGTATGTTTTAACGGCTAACTTTACGTCTGGAACTGTGAACGGCAACAAGTTTTTATTCAGCCGCGCATGCCAGGTGAGCAGCAACGGCCGTACTTTGCATTTTTGGGAGTCTACCTTTCAACAAGACATGCAGTTTAATGTGAACGTGCCCTTTCGGGTGCCACCCAAGACTGATTTTACAATCGAGGCCAAGTCGAGCAGCAACTCAAACGAGCTTTCGGTATACATCGGCGCGGTTTTGCTGGAGGAAGACATTTGAATACCAAGAAGATCAGGGAGCAGTTAAAGCGGCATGAGGGTTGTGTGCTGCACGCTTACAAGGATCACCTTGGGTACACCACTATTGGCGTTGGACGGTTGATTGACTCTCGGCGTGGCGGCGGGATCAGTGAAGCTGAGGCTGACATGCTTTTGTCAAACGACATTGCCAGAGTGATTGCAGGCATCGAGCAAAAGATTGATTTTCTGCACCGCCTACCGGAGAGCGTGCAGGAAGCGCTGGTCAACATGGGTTTTCAGTTGGGCGTTTCTGGACTGGCCGGTTTCAAAAACATGCTGGCGGCGCTGCGGGAACATGACTGGGACCGTGCCGCTGACGAAGCGCTGGACTCGCGCTGGGCGGAACAGACCCCGAGGCGCGCTCAGGAAGTTGCCAACATGATTCGGGAGGCAGAATGATTCAGCAGTTGCTTACCGCCGGGTTGGGTAAAACGATTGATAACGTGCTGGGCCGGTTTTTTGAGGACAAGGACAAGGCCGCCCAGGCTGCTCAGGAACTGCGCCTTTCCATGCTTGACCATGAGCAGACCGCGCAGAAGGTGGCGCGCGACGTTGTGGTGGCAGAGGCCAAGTCAGAGCATTGGGTTACTAGCGCGTGGCGTCCGATTATCATGCTGATGTTTGGCGTGATGATTGCAAACAATTTCATCATTGCGCCGTACATGGATGCGTTCTTAGGCACCAACGTTATGTTTGACATGCCCGACCAGGCATGGAGCCTGTTGAGTGTTGGGCTTGGCGGCTATGTCGTTGGGCGCAGTGCTGAGAAGGTCGCAAAGGAAATGCGCAAAAAAGGCTGATTATGAGCAGGTTAGGCCCAAAGGCAATCACCATAAATCAGATTTACGCTGCGATTGACCAAGCCGGGACTCAGGATGGCGCGGCTGTTTTGCTTGGAATCAATAAGCGAACACTGCAGCGCCGCCTAAAATACCACCGTGAAGGCCGCAGCAAGGAGCGCATGTACAGCGAGGAATACCTGGCTTCTAAAAATAAAGACTCGCCTCCTCGCGAAAGGGACGATGAAGTATTTAAGGGCCGCTCGGTTTTGTGGAATCCAGAGACGGGCGAGACAAAGCTAGAATGGTACAAGACAGACCGTGACAAGGATGCCCAGCTAGAAGCTTTCAGAGAGGCCGCGAAAGCCCTTAAAGAAGACATCCCTGCCATTGCCCCCATCCCTTCGCCTCCGCCCACTACAAGCAAGCTGCTTAATCTTTTTGTGCTGACCGACGCACACATTGGCATGCTGGCTTGGGGTGAAGAGACTGGCGAGGACTGGGATACCGGGCTGGCGGAGTCGATGATACTGCGATATTTTCAGGTTGCTATTGAGCGTGCGCCAAATGCCAGGCGGGCCGTGTTTGCCCAGCTAGGTGATTTCCTGCATTACGATGGCATTGAATCGGTGACGCCAGCCAGCGGCCACCAGCTAGATACGGATACTCGGTTTTCCAAATTGGTCAGAACGGGCATCCGAATATCCAGACAGATTATTAAAATGCTGTTGCAAAAGTATCCGTCGGTCGAGGTTGTGATGGCGGATGGCAACCATGACCCGGTATCAGAAATATGGCTGCGTGAATCTTTAGCTGACCGCTACCGGAACAACCCCAGGCTTTTCATTGACACTTCTCCTGCGCCGTTTTATGCCGTGGAGCATGGGGCAACCAGCCTGTTTTTTCACCATGGGCATCTAAAGAAGATTGAGCAGATTGACCGGGCGCTGACGGCAGAGTTTAGAGAGGTCTTCGGTCGGACCAAGTACAGCCATTGCCACGTTGGCCACCTGCACCATCATCTGGTGAAGGAAACGGAACTGATGCAGATTGAGCAGCATGGCACGCTGTCGGCCCGTGACGCATACGCCAGCAGGCATGGGTTCAAGTCGGCTAGACAAGCGCAGGTGATAACGTATCATGAAGATCATGGCGACGTTGGTCGCATCGTGATTACTCCACAGCAACTTGAAGACTAGGAGAGAACAATGCCAAAGGGTATGGGTTACGGTAAGAAGTCGGGCGGCAGTAAGTCCGGCATGAAGTCTGGTGGCAAGACTGGCATGAAGTCAGGCGGGAAGTCCGGCAAGAAGAAGTGATTTCCCCCGGAGCAGTGCGCCGCTCATGCTTCCCACCTGGCGGCTGCCCAGGTTAAGGCGCACAGCAGCCACTAACTCCTCCTCCCTTGCTCTGCTTATGCAGGGCTTTTTTTCTGCAACTTACGCAAAACGGCACGCAAGACTCTCCGCCACCACTTGGGCTTTTGAACGGAGCTGCGCACCGGGACGCGGGACCGGCTCATTTCGCAAAGATTCTGCAGGATGGCCCACTCGTCATCAAAGTCGTCATTGTTACGCCATGCCCTTGAACTTTCTAAACGTCTGAACTCATGCGTTCCTTGAGTTTCTTGATCTTGCCCTCGATTTCCTCGTCGCTCGCTGTCGTATGCCATGTCACTTCCTCGTTTCTAATCTTGACCACAACCTTTCTCATGTTCTTATATCGCCCAGCCCTTATCTTGTAACTCACTGCATCGGCGCTGTCTTTAGGGGAGAGCGCTGCAATGGACTGCTTTACTTTGCTTTCGGAGACCCCAAACTTTTGGGCAATGGCCCGAACAGAGGAGTGAAAACTCGTGTTCGGGAAACCAATGCGCCGTTTGTAGTCGTCCATGATTAGCTTATCCATGGACATGATTTACCTCAGAAAGGAAGATCGTCTTCTAGGTTCTGCGGCGGTGCGGCAGGCTCAGGTTTCTGTTCTTTTGCCGTGAGCGCCAGCGAAAAGAACTTGCCTGCTTTGCCTTCCTTGATCCACGCACTGAGCCAGTATTCCTGTCCGTCAACTTTTACATCCCCCCGGTAGTCTGGCTGGGTGTCCTTTTCCTTTCGGTCGTTCTTGAACAGTGCTCCGCTTAAATCACGCTTTTCCATTACAGTTACCTATTTTCCAGTAGAACCAAACCCCGCGTTCCCGCGAGACGTTTCACTCAGGCTGCTTACCACCGTGACCGTTGTTCGGACAACCGGTTGAATAAGCATCTGCGCGATTCTGTCGCCAGATTCAACATTGACTTTCATGGGTCCGTGGTTAATCAATGCAACCTGGATTGTTCCTCGATAATCGCTGTCGATTACCCCCGCCAAAACATCAACGCCCTGCCTGACTGCCATCCCGCTGCGCGGCCATATCAATCCGACATGATCCTTGGGGATGGCCATTGCAATGCCTGTCTTAATCATAGCCCGCTGAGAAGGCCAGATTTCTTTTGGCTCGCATGCAAACAAGTCCATGCCTGCAGCGCCATCAGACCCAAAGCTGGGGGCGGGTGCGCCAGGCTCCCTTAGTTCAAGCAGCAGCATTTTCGGCTTCCTTGATTAAATAATATCGTGCGTACTGTTTGCCGTTGATCTTAACTGGCTCGGTTGTTATCACATGGCCCTGCATGCGCAGGTCATGAATTCGAGCGGCCAGCCGCAAGCACATGCACTGCTGAATTGCGTCCAAGGCGGTGACAGGCCCCTGCTTTAACAGGGCAAGAATGTTCTCGTTCTGATTCATTCTTCGTCCTCCATCCAATCATGCAAATCTTTCTGTAGTGCCTGGATAAAGTAGGCAATGTCTGCCTTGCTGCAATCTACCCACATTGTCTCCAGACTTCCGTCGTCATACTTAACCGCGATTGCCATGGATTGAACTTTGTCCGAATCCAGCACGTCGGTGATGACTTCCCACTCATTACCTTTGCCTGGGAACTGCGTAACATTACTCATGTTGCCTCCGCTAAATTGCGCGTAACTTGCGAATAGTGAAAGTTTATTGGCATGAACGCATAACTAATCATCCCTGCTCTCTTTAACTTGGTAAAACTCACTGCCTTTCTTGCGATATGGCTCAAGGTCTACGTCGGGCAGGTGTTCTTTCTGTACTTTTTTCCAATCAATAGACCCTTTGCGCTCAACCTTTAGAACTTCGACGCCATGGCCGCTGCTGTACCTTCCGCCAGTAATATCAATCAGCGCTTTCTTCGCGTCGTCCAACTCTGCATTTGCTTTGTCCGCAACTTCTTTTGCTAGGCGATAACGCTCCGCAGCTTCTCGCCATTCTTCGTCATCACGCTCCTGTACTGTCGGCCAAAACTCTTTCCATGCTTGCTCGATCTTTTTCCAAAAGTCTGGATTAGCTTTCACGACAGTGACGACATACTCTTCGCCATCCCACACAAGGAAGTGAGTTTCCCGCGCGCCAGTCACCATCATCTGGTGCTGCACCTGGATATAATCGTGCTGCTCAATACCGTCGTCTTCTACTGTCCGCCACCGGTCAGACTCACGGCCCTTCACCGGGCATTTGATTTCCAGCAGGGTGTCTCCTGACATGTCGATGCCATCGACGCTCGCGCCAAAGTCATCAAACTCAAAACATGCCGGGACAAAAGGCTCGCCGATTGCGGCCTCGTATGCCTCGCGTGCTTTCGGTTCTTCGTCGGTCCCGTACTGCATGGCGCTGGTGACATAGGTATTGTCGATGCCACGCTTTAGCTTGCGGATTTTTTCTGCCGACTGGTAAGGGCTGACCCCCATAATAGCGGCCGTTTCACTGGCCATGGCTTTATCACGCCGCCACTCAAGCCATTCCTCGGTTCCCTGTTCTAAATCTACGCGGTTCATGACTGTTTCCTCATTTTCTCAAGACTTCTAATGATTGCCTGGTATTGCGCAGCAGGCAGTTTCTCAAGAGTCTTTACCCCAAAGTATTCGGTAATGTCCTTGACTGGTTTGCCAACTTCCTCGGCTAGCGCCTTAATGTTTGCGGCCTGCTCCTGACTTACCGGCTTGCTGGCGGCGTTGCCATCATCATCTTCCGGCGCGATACCGCATGCGGACATAAGACTGTAGCGCCGTGCATAGGTAAGCGCCGCGCCGTAGCCCTGCGGGTCTTGCTTGGCGGCAGGGACATGCAGCTTGCCCGTGTCCATGGTCTCGCCCGACTCATGTACAAACATCGTGCTAACAGTCACGCCGTTGTCAGACTCATGCGTTCGCTGCACTAGGGCAATGCCGTTTTCGTTAAGCGCATCAATCACCGCGTTCACACACGCCGCCAGGTCTGCATACTTGCTGCGGAAGTGCGGGTTGGTTGCGTCCTTGATTGCAGGGCTAAACCCTTTCTGTGCCGCCACGAACGCGGCGGATATTTTCTGGTTCTCAACTGTCATGCTGCCTCCTGATCCTGCTGGCGCAGGTTTTCTTCCTCTAACATCTGCTCGTCATACTCCCGCCACGCCGCGTCTAGCAGCAGGTCAGAGAATCGACCACGCAGGATAATTTCTACCGCAACGTCAAAGTCCAGGCAGGTGCTGGCCGCGTTACGCAACTCGGTATCGGTCATGTTGATTGCTTCCACTTGAGTGCCTCCCTTTGGACTCAGGTCCAGAATAGCACACTTGACGCCCTGTGCAACAAGTTTGTGCCGCCGCTATAATGCAGTCATGTCAGAGACTAGCCCAGGTGTGTGGAAAGGATACGTTGTCAGCGGGAAGACCCGTGAGCAGCGCCGCGAGCGGCTGGCCGAAGTGCCGGAGCATCTACAGGATGAAGTGCGGCGACACGTTGAAACCTTTTTCGCCATCAAAGCAAACGCGCGAAGGATGAAGAATGGCAAGCGTCCCATTATGCGTCGGTAAAGGCTGCTTTCTGCCTCCGGATGACGAGACTAAGGAAAAGCTACGGCGCTACGGCCTTCGCATTGGCGAGATAGTCAACGTCAAGATAAGCAAACCCCGAAACCCTCGGTTCCACCGGATGGTGCATCGGCTTGGCCGCATGTGCGTTGAAAACCTTGAAGGCTTTGAGGGGTTGGACGGACACCAGGCAATCAAACGGCTACAGTATGAATCAGGGGCGGGCTGCGAAGAGATTTATGCGCATGTCCCCGAAGTTGGTAATGCGGTGGTTCGGTTTCCGAAGAGTCTGTCTTTCAGTGACATGGATGACGTTGAGTTTCATGACGTTTTCGAGGCCATCTGCCGCCATCTTGCCGAAGTTTACTGGCCGACGCTGGACGCAAAAGAAGTCGAGCGCATGGCTGAGATAGCCAGCAATGATTAAGGCTGATCGCGAACGGCTGAATAAACTTTCGGAGTTGGGCTGCATTGTCTGCCGCAACGAAGGTCGCGGTTTTGTGGACACTGAGATACACCACCTGAAAGGTCATCGCTGGTCAGGCATGGGCAAGCGCGCCAGCCATCAAGACACTATACCGCTATGCCCTGTGCACCACCGCCATGGTGGCCCGGTCGATATTGGCTATCACCAGTCACCGCGCGAGTTTGAAGATCGTTATGGCTCGCAAAGTGAGCTATTAGAACAGGTAAACAAGGAACTAACGTGAAACATACTTGGTACATACCTGGCCCAATCGTGGCAAAGGCTCGCCCACGGGTCACGGTGCGCGGCAATAAGCCCAGGGCATACACCCCGAAGAAAAGCGCAGACTTTGAAAAGGTGGTGGCTGGCAGTTGCCCGCTGGATTCGCCAGTCGAGGGCGCGGTCGATCTGCGGGTCAATATGTATCTTGGCATCCCCAAGTCATGGTCAAAGCAAAAGACTGCAGACGCAGCGGCCGGACAAATCAAGCCTATAAGTCGTCCTGATCTTGATAACTACTTGAAGTCGATCATGGATGGGCTAAACGGGGTGGCGTATCTGGATGACTCGCAGATCGTACGGCTGAGTATTACAAAAGAATACGCCCGCCGAGAGACGGGCGCGTTTGTGGTAATGGTGGAACTCTAGCGGCGGACAAACGGATTCAATCGTTCCTCAATCCAGTCCGCATCGGTCACTGAGGCGGTGCCGTTCCTGATACGACGCAACACCTGCTCAAACTCCTTTGCATCTGTCTTGCGGATAGCTTCGATGGTGCGGTTGTTGGATTCCGCCAGGAAAGCGGCATCCTCAAACCCTTTAGTCTGAGCAACCACGTTGCCATCAATATCCCGCAACTCCTGCTGTTCAAAAACTGTCGGGACCGGATACAGGTCGCCCACCGACATAATTTCTTTAGCTGTCATCGTCGTGTCCATCTTCTTCCCCTTTGTCATCATCGCTTCCAGGTTCACGCTGCCAATCCTCGCATGTCGAGTCTGGCCCAGTAGGTGCGTCGTTCAATCCGCACCATGAAGTTACATACCATACGCAGTATCGGCATGGTTTGTCTTGTCTGCTCATGCGTCAAAGTCCTGCCATTGTGTCCGCGATCCGTCCCACCGCATCGGAATGATGCCTACTGGTCCCTGTCGCTGCTTTTCTACCAATACCTCGCCCTCGCAAGGGTCCGCGTTGTCATCGTAGACAGCTTCGCGATAAAGCATCAACACGTTGTCGGCTTCCTGTTCAATCTGGCCGGACTCGCGAAGGTCGCTCATGCCGGGGCGCTTGTCCTGACGCTGCTCCACCTGCCGGGATAGCTGAGACAGCAACAGCACCGGAATCTTCAGGGTGGTGGCCAATGTCTTGCAGTCTTTAGCCATTTCGCCAATGGCCAGGTCATGGCGGTCTGTCTTTATGTCCGGCTGCACCCGCTGCAGATAATCAATCACCACCATGTCGAGGCCAGTCCGCGCCCAAGCATGGCACTGGCGGACAATCTGTCGCATCGACCAGCCTGGCGCATCCAACACCCGCAGCGGCAGCTTGGCCAGCTTGCTGGTGGCACTGGCAAACGAAGTAAAGTCTGACTCTGGCAACGTCCCCAGTCGCAGGCTGGACACTGACAGGTTCGCTTCGGTCGCAGCCATGCGCATCCCCAAACTGACCGCATCCATTTCGCTGGAGACAAACCCCACGTTCGCGCCCAGCCTGGCGGCATTGATCGCAGCGCCAACGCCGATTGCACTCTTACCCATGCCAGGACGGCCAGCAATGATTGTTAAATCACCCCGATGCCAGCCACCCAGTTTACGATCAAAGGATGACCAGCCAGTTTTCAATCCCAACTGCGCACCGCTGCTGGCGGCATCCACCCGGCTGACAGTTTCAGCCATCAAGTCCTGCGCGTTGTAATCCACCCGCCGCGAAGTCTGCCCAATACTAAGAGCGCCTGTGAGCAATTCTGCGGCGATTTCTTCTGGACCCGCTACCTTGGCCCTAGTCTTTACCTTATCGGCCAGTGTGCAAAGGCTGCGGAGGTCTGACGCCTTAATTACCTCATTGGCATAGGTCTCAATGTTGCCTGGCGAGGCAGAAATGGTCATAGCGTCGGCGAATGCGGTCAGCGCCGGGCCTTTGAGTTTGTTCTGCAGCGTCACCCCATCGACAGACTCGCCAGCCGATATGATTTTCAGAATTTCCAGCCAGACAGTCTCGCCAGACTTGTCGCTGAAATGCGAAGGGTCCACCGCAACTGCTGCGGCGCCTTCTGGATTCAGCACGCCAGCAACGATTAGGGCCTGTTCCATTTCGGTCATAGCATTTTCCTCCGCTTAGGCTGCTGGGCGGCGTCTTTTTGCTCCCAGGTTCGGACTGCGGCCTTCCAATCCTTCATCTTGTTTTTGCCTACATACCAGCCCTTCGCCGTGTAGAAGTTCACAAACTTATTGGGTTGAACGTTGTTGCCTCGCTGCTTGCAATACTCTTCGACTTCCTTGGGGGTGGGTGGCACAAATCGCGTCGATTTTGCCCCCTTCTTCTCTTCTCTACTCTTCTCTCCTCTCCTCTCCTCTGGTCTAGCATCTGCTTGCAAAGTGCTAGCATCTGCTAGCATCCCGCTAGCATCAATTAAAAATCCTGTTTCAATCAATGGCTTAAGATCGGGTGGAGAATTGAGGTATGCGACGCGTTGCAAATACTGCAACCCCTGCTCCGATCCGTCGATATACCCGTCGTTTTTAGACGCTATCAACAGGCTAGCAACTGCTAGCACCCTGCTAGCATCGTCTAGCATTACCCAATCAGCGCTCGACAAAAGGGCGGTATGTAATTTGATCCAAGGCGGGTTTCTATCCTTGTAATGCTGGTGCTCCCGCCAGTTTTTGACGTAATACATCATTGCCCAGCCCTCGCCTTGTTGATCGCCTTCCGCGCTTTTTGCCGGTGCGTTCGCGTATGCTCCCGCTGGCAGTGGACGCACGCGTTGCTGCTGACGTACCGATCGGCGTTTCCGCATGATCTGCAGGGGGTGCCCTGGTATGTAACATCGCCGCGTTCGGCGGCCTCGATTCGCTTCTCTAGCATTGGTCATCCCCTTTATAGGGCGGCCAGCCATACTCGCCGCCAGTCTTTTCCCATATTCCCAGCATGTCGCAATACTGCTGCTGCTGGCGCACTGCCTCCTCATAATCAGCCGTGCCAGCCAGCCCCCAAATGGTGAGCAAAGTCACAACCAGCGCGGCCGCGATAATCCAATCAATGGGCTTGTTCATGCCATTGCCTCCCCTGTTCTGGACTGCCGCCACAAGGCATCGGCAATCGCCATTGACTCGGCAATCATGGAATCAGTGACGCGGAATCCGAAGTCTTCAATCACTGCGGCGACTGCATGCCGCTGGTCGCCGCCAAACTGGCGGATACTGACCGCTTGATATGCCGCCTCTTCGATTGCGTCGTGGCGTTCGCTTGCGATAGCTACCTTTGCGAACTCTTCGGCGCGCTCCGGCTGGGCCTCGATAGCGTCCACAAAGTCGCCAGCGGCGTCATACTCCAGATGGATGCAATTAACGCCGTCTGCGATTTCAACGTGCGTGCTGCTATGAACTTCGATTTTCATGATGTTCCCTTTGTCTGTCTCATCAGTGACCGGAGACACCCGGCCAGACGCCCCCGCAGGGGCGTTTCGACTTTAGGCGGCGGCGCTGACCTGCTCCGGGTCAAGAATCATGTCAGCGGCTTTGGTGGCATGCTTTGCGGCCTCAAAGATAAAGCGCTTCTGATGCTTTAGCGCCCTCAACCATGAATCAATGTACTGGGCATGATCTGCACGCGGCACGGTGGACACGCCAACGGCTGCGCAGGTAAACGCCGCGCCCAGTTCTGCGACCAATTCCTCGAAGGCATAATCGGCGCTGCCAAACTTGTTGCCCTTGCCGCGCGCCAGCCTATGATCCGCGCCGGTCCAGTGCGCCAATTCATGGAAGGCGGTACTGTAAAAGCATTCTGTCGCCGTGCTGGTTTCGGTTTTCTTGAACTGCTCCCGCTCCGGGAGAAACACCTGGTCGATGCTGGGGACATAGCATGCGCGGTCGCCGCCGTAGTTAATAACCGCCCCTGTCTGAGCAATCAGCGCTTCGGCGGTTTCGATGACTTCCGCTTCGCCTTCGCGGTCTGTTCCTGTAACTTCCGGCTTTTCGCCCTCGAACCCGTCCACCTGGTCAGCGTTGAAAACAGTAAACTGTTTAAGCATCGGGATGACTTTTTCCGCATCATCCTTGTCTGAGTTTTCATCCGGCACCCGTAGCTGCTTCCAGAAAACCACCTTTGTGCCTTTCTGGCCTTTGCGGACGCTGGCGCCCTGGGCCTTCCATTGTTTGAAGGTGGCCCAAAGGTTAGACGCGAAGCCCTGACGGCTGGCGCTACACCAAAGGGCAATGACGTTGATTCCGCGATAGGGCTTGCCAGTCGAGAGAGACACGGGAAAGCCCGCGCCGCCCTTTCCATCCTTGTGCCAGGGCATGATCCAGTCGCCGCCCTTTGCCTTGCCGGACTCAATATCCGCGATGATCTGGTCAGTGATTGTCTGGTAGATGTCGTTGGCCATGATGCTTCCCCTTGTGGTTCCCGTGTTTGCTGAGTGCGAGTGCAAGGTATAACGGGGGGTGTGAGTATGTCAAGCGTTAGCGCAAAAAAAGTTTGACGGGGTGTAGAATTGACCGCATGACAGACAAGGTGAGGCAAGCATGCACCATATGGAGATCGAGGCAAGAGAGGCGGACGCGGCGCGGGGTGAGCGCTCACTGCGCAGCGCGATGGATAAGGCATACGCGGAAGTCATCCAGGGCGAGGCGGTGGACCATCCGTCGCATTACACGCAGGGGCGCATCGAGTGTATCGAGGTGCTGGAGCAGCTAGCGGAACAGGGCGTGGACTTTCGCATCCTGCATGCCATCCGGTACTTGTGGCGGTATCAACACAAGGGCGGGGCAGAATCGTTGCGGAAGGCGGTCTGGTATATCGAGCGCATGTTAAAGGGCATGGACGATGGCCAGACACGTTAGCGTCAAAGACTTCCCCAAAGAGAAGCCCAAAACCCGCACTTATTCAGTAATGCCAGCGCGGGCTATACAGGATGACAGTCTGCATCGAACGACTATCAGGGTGCTGGGCGCAATCTGCATACATACAAACGCCCATGGCATCGCTTGGCCATCACTGCTGACACTGGCGCGGCATATCCATATGCGACCGGAGACAGTAAGCCGGCATGTCACCAAACTGGTGAAGCTAGGATATGTCCGAAAGCTAAAGCGAAAAGACTATCCATCGCATATCCGGCGCAAATCAAAGGGCATTACCAATCGCTACCAGGTGCTTTTCAAAGGGCATGACCCATTGCCCACCAGAGAACAGTTCGAGTCCCCAATACCAAAGGTTGCAGATGACTCCATACAGGGGGAGACAATACCGCCAGTGCCAGACAATGGGGGCAAGAATAAGAGACTAGGGGGAACGGGGGAGAGAGACATCGAAGTAATGGCAAATGCATTCAAGCGAATGGTGGAACAGACTACAGGCCAGCCGCGTATTGCGGAACAGTCAATGGCGATGGCCAGTGAATTACTGGCGCGGGGTGTAACTACAGAGAATGTATCTGAGGCCACCAAAGCCATGTGTAAGCACGCCCTAAAGCATGGCCAGCCAATACCAAAGGCGCTTAACCAGGTGGCGCGATGGGCAAGGCTTTAATATCAGCGGCATGGTAAATAGAAAGCAAAGGGGTAGGGGGGTGGTATTAGCTAAAATAGAAAAAAACGACAGGGCGCCGCAGGAATCGAGGGTAGGGGTAGAAAAGGCACCCTTTCCCCCCTGGGGGTGTCCATGCGCGTGGGGGGACCTCGCTCAAAATTTTCTGAAATTTGGTGATGTATGTCCAAAATGACTGTTCGTGAGGCCCGTCGGGTGTTGGCTGTCGGGTCTGGGGATGAGAAGGAAGCTGTCAAACAGGAGTTGCAGGCCATTGGTGCGTCCAATGTGACGGATGTTCTGCAGTGGGATGCTGGTGGTGATATATCGCTGCGGGCATCGAGTGCTTTGCCTGAGCATGTCCAGAAGGGGATTAAGAAGGTGAAGGTGACTCCGGGGCAGCATGGCAATGCGATTGAAGTGGAGATGCACGATAAGCTGTCTGCCCTTCGGGTTTTGGCTAAGCATTATGGTTTGATGGAACCCAATGCTGACGCGGACACCCGGCCCAGTATTCTGGGGATTAACTTAAAGGGGCCGGACGTAACGACGTATGAGGTAAAGGATGGCGAGAGCGAAGCAGGCGACGGACAAGAGTCGCAGGACGAGTCGTAAGAGGCGTCAGGCTGAGTCTGCTGACGAGGCGCTGGGGAAGCTAAACCTCGACTTTTCGGGGTCGCCTACCACCTGGGCGTTTTTGAATGATGACTCGTTTGTGCGTGGCCTTATGGGGCCTGTGGGGTGTGTTGCGCCTGAAACTCAAGTCATAACAGAGTTTGGCCCAATGCCCATTTGGCAGATAGATCGGCCAATGCGCGTTCTGTCATGGAACGATCAAACAAATCAATTCCAGCTTTCTTGGTGTGGTGGCTCGTTCCCAAAAGGTACGGACTATCTGCTCCGAGTTGCAACGCCGCAAGGAGAATTTGCCGCAAGCGAACGTCACCTGCTTTACGGCGCTGACGGTAACTATCGACGGTTGAGTAATTACCAATCTGGCGACGAGGTTTGCGCAGCTTCTCGCGACCCTTTGGAGATATTAGCTTCTGTCTGCCAGAGATCGTCTCAGCAAGATGCTGACCATTGGAATCAAAAAGCCGCAAATTTTCTGGCGCATTATGCAATGTCAGCCCGTCAACATGGTCAACGGCTTCTTCGGGAAAAAGGTGTCGATCTAGCTTTTGTTCCATTACAAGCCTGTGATCATAAATTAGCTTTGTTAAACGGTTTGTACGGTTTCTTGCGTAAGGGTGATCTGCTGGGGCGGTCACTAGCGCATATCCATCAGGGTCTATTCGACGCCCTGAAACAAACTGGTGATTATGTTTCCCATGCCTTGCGCCCTCAGAAAGCCTTGGAAGATCCAAAAGGATTTGAACCTTGGAAACATACCTGCGAGAAACGCCAACAGCTTGGGCAATTTGCACCGAAGACCGGGTTCCGTCAGAAAATTGAACAATTTTCTTTGTGTTCTGATTCTGTTCACGAGCCATTTAAAAGTTCCTCCGTATCCGACAGGAACATAGTCTCAATAAAACGCGAGCAAATGAAGCGGTCTTATTGGGATATGCAGGTGTTGAACACGCACAACTACGTCACGATAGACGGAACAATTCACCACAACAGTGGCAAGTCATACGGCTGCGCGGCTGAGATTATGCTGCGCGCTGTTAAGCAGCCACCCAGCCCGGTCGATGGCGTGAAGTATTCCCGGTTTGTGATTGTGCGTAACTCCTACCCTGAGTTGCGGACTACGACGATTAAGACTTGGCATGAGTTGTTCCCTGAGAATATCTGGGGGCCGATGCGTTGGTCTCCGCCCATCACACACCATATTAAGCTGCCAGCCCGCGGTGATGCCGCTGGCATTGATTGCGAAGTTATCTTTATGGCCCTTGACCAACCCAAGGACGTGAGAAAGCTGCTGTCGCTGGAGTTGACTGGCGCGTGGGTAAACGAGGCGCGTGAGTTGCCGCTAGCGGTTGTCCAAGGGCTGACCCATCGTGTTGGCCGTTACCCTACAAAGTCGAACGGTGGCTGTCCGTGGCGTGGCATTTGGATGGATACCAACCCAATGGATGATGACCATTGGTGGTATCGGCTATCTGAGAAAGAACCGGTCCGGGGTAAGTACAAATGGGAGTTCTTTCGCCAGCCTGGTGGCGTGATTGAGACTGCGCGTGATGACGAGCAGGCCGTACCAGCCGCCAACAAGTATTGGAAGATCAACCCGGATGCAGAGAACATCAACAACCTGCCCCCTGGCTACTACCATCAGCAGCTAGGTGGTAAGAATCTTGACTGGATTCGTTGCTATGCAGGCGGTCAGTATGTCTTCGTACAAGAGGGACGCCCCGTCTGGCCTGAGTACGACGACTCGATGATGGCTGATGATTCGGTTGAGTTGGACAAAAATCTGCCGTTGCATATCGGGCTGGACTTTGGCCTGACTCCTGCCGCTGTTATTGGACAGAGAACCAAAAACGGTAGCTGGCATGTTCTAAAAGAGATCGTCACTGACGACATGGGCCTTGAGCGGTTTGGTTTGATACTGCTAAACGAAATAAACGTAAACTATTCCGGCATGGACGTTCTGATTTGGGGGGACCCGGCTGGATCAAAACGCGATGAAATCTTTGAGGTCACCGCCTTTGACCATTTGAGAACGCTGGGACTTAATGCACGCCCCACCGCCAGCAACGATTTTCAAGTGCGCCGCGAGGCTGGTGCGATGCCAATGAACCGTTTTGTTGACCGCAAGCCGGGGCTGCTGGTGCATAAGGACTGCAACAGGCTGCGCAAATCGCTGTCTGGCGGCTATCACTTCAAGCGTGTGTCGATTGGCGGAGGTACTGAGCGGTTCCGCGATGCGCCTAACAAGAACGAACATTCCCATGTTGGCGATGCGTTTGGGTATTTAATGCTGGGTGGCGGTGAGCATCGAGCCATGACCCGAGGCCACGGCGGTCGTTATGGGTCGGCTGGCCCTGCCCAGCAGTTCCAGGCCAATACAGACTTTAGTATATGGTAGTCACTGCCTCAGAAATACACGGCATGGTTGCGGTACCTGGGGCGACGGTTATGCCGTTTCACCCATCGCACGTTGAGCGCATTGGCATTAACAAATTTGACCAGCAGATATTTAGCGCGCTGCCTGACTTGAAAACCCGGCTACAGCTAGTCCACCAGCAACGGTGCGGTTGGACCGTTTTCTACAAAGGCAAACCTGCGATTGTCATAGGGCTGGAGTACAAGTTCCCAACAAATTACGAGGCGTGGATGCTGACTGGACAGGTCGCTAAATCCAACCGTTTTGCTTTGACCCGTGGGGCAAAAAGGTTTTTCGACAAGATTGGGCCAAGGCTTAATTTACGAAGAATGCAGATTGTGGTAAATGTGCATCACAAGGCTGCCGTTCAGTGGGCCGAGTTTTTAGGTTTCACCCTTGAAGGCACAATGACGAATTACGGCCCCGAGGGGTCTGATTATTACATGTACGCGAGGATATACTAATGGGCGGTTTGTTTGGCGGGTCGGCTCCGGCCCCGGATACTTCCAAGCAGGAAGAGTTGCAGGAAAAGCAGGAAGAGCGCACCAAGCGCCAGGAAGCCGAGCAGCAGCGTAAGCTGAGGGCGCAGCAGGCGGCACGCCGCACTGGTGGCATGCGTTCTCTTTTGTCGCCGGAGCGTGAAGAAGCCCGGCAGGGTCTTTCCAGAAAATTGAGTGGGCAGTAATTATGGGTAGTGGACCGTCTAAGCCAGCACCCGAGCCGAAGCAGCCGGAACAGCCGGAAGTTAAGAAGTCGCAGCGCCGCTCCCGAGAAGACGCTGCCGCACTGCGCGCCCGGCGTCGGCGTGGCAGCATGCGTTCTCTTCTTTCTCCCACGCAGGAAGAGGCTGTTACAGGCATGTCAGATAAGTTGAGCGGCATGTAATGGCAAAAAGCGAAGTCAACAAGGCTGGTAACTACACCAAGCCCAAGATGCGCAAGCGGCTATTTGAGCAGATTAAAGGCTCGAATACGCAGGGAACGGAGGCTGGCAAGTGGTCAGCCCGCAAGGCGCAGCTTCTAGCTAAAAAGTACAAGGAAAAGGGTGGCGGATACACGTCATGAAAAAGCCGCAGAAGTCTTTGCTCAAGTGGGGGAAACAGAAATGGCAGACCAAAAGCGGAAAGCCATCGAGCGAGACGGGCGAGCGTTACCTACCCAAAAAGGCAATAGAAAACCTGTCAGACGCAGAGTACGCCGCTACCACCAAAGCCAAGCGCAAAGGCGGCGGCACTGGCAGCACAGTCCCGCAGCCTAAAAAGATCGCCAAGAAAACCCGGAAGTACCGCAATGCGTAAAGAGCATAAGAGTGAGAAAGGCGGGTTAACAGAAAAGGGCCGCAAGTATTACGAGCGCAAAGAGGGCGGCGATCTTAAAAAGCCAATCAAAAAGGGCGACAATCCCCGGCGAGTTTCTTTTGCAGCCAGATTTGGCGGCATGGACGCGAAGATGAAAAACGAAAAGGGAGAGCCTACCCGTTACGCATTGGCATTGAAGCGCTGGGGGTTTAACTCCCCTGCAGAGGCCCGCGCATTTGCAAAGCGCAATAAGGAAGACTGATATGCCTAAGACGGAAAAAGGCGAGAAAATCATGCGGGCGATGAAGAAAAAGTATGGGAAGAAGAAGGGCGAAGAAGTTTTCTACGCTTCAAAGCAGAAGGGCACCATTAAGGGTGTTGAGCGCAAAGGATAGTAACTATGGCACGCATTAAGCCAGAAGAAATCATTAAGCGGAAAAACAAAGCCGAGGCGCGCAAGGAAGAGTGGCGCACAATTTACGAAGAGTGTTACGAGTTTGCCCTGCCGCAGCGGAATCTGTACGACGGCTATTACGAAGGTAAAACGCCAGGCCAGAAGAAAATGAGCCGGGTGTTCGATGCGACGGCCGTCAACAGCACGCAGCGCTTTGCAAACCGCATTCAGTCTGCTTTGTTCCCGCCCTATCGGACTTGGTGTACGTTGACGCCGGGAACGCAGATCCCCAAGGAGCGCCAGCCGGAAATCCGTGAAGCGCTGGAGTTGTACTCGGACCAGATGTTTGACGTTATCCGGCAGACAAACTTTGACTTGGCCATGTCGGAGTTTTTGCTGGACTTGTGCGTAGGCACTGCTGTCATGCTAATTCAGCCTGGCGACGAAGAAGTGCCGGTGCGGTTTGTTCCAGTCCCGCAGTATCTTGTCTCGCTTGAGGAAGGCCCCCACGGCACGGTTGATAACGTTTATCGGAAGATGCGCATTCGCAGCGAGGCGATCCAGCGCCAGTGGCCGGATGCGAAAATTCCTGAGCGGCTACAGCGGGTGATTGAAGAAAGCCCGGACGAAGAAGTTGAGTTGACCGAAGCCACGGTCTTCAACATCGAAGAAGACATTTATTGCTACCACCTGATTTACTCCAAGGATGAAATGGCCGAAGAACTGGTGTACCGCACCATGGAGGTTTCGCCTTGGATTGTTGCTCGCTTTATGAAAGTGCCGGGCGAAGTGTACGGCAGGGGGCCGCTTGTTACGGCGCTGCCGGACATTAAGACGCTCAACAAGGTCAAGGAACTTGTGTTGAAGAACGCTTCGATTGCGGTGTCTGGTGTGTACACAGCAGCCGACGATGGCGTTCTTAACCCGCAGTCCATTCAGATTGTGCCTGGGGCTATTATCCCGGTTGCCAGAAACGGTGGCCCGCAGGGTGAATCGTTGCGCCCGCTGAGGTCTGCTTCGGACTTCAACACGTCGCAGCTTGTTATTAACGATCTGGTTAATTCGATCAAGCGCATGCTGTTTGATGATTCTTTGCCACCGGACAATATGTCCGCGCGCTCGGCAACCGAGATTGTGCAGCGCATGAAGGAGTTGTCGCAGAATCTAGGCTCCGCCTACGGTCGTCTTATTACCGAAGTGCTAACGCCTATTGTCCGGCGTGTGCTGTTTGTTATGGACGAGCAGAACCTGATTGATCTGCCGCTGGACGTTGATGGCCAGCAGGTGAAGGTTGTGCCTACGTCGCCGCTGGCGGAATCGCAGAACCTAGATGACTTGGAAAAGGTTTTGCAGTTTGGACAGATTGCCGCGCAGTTTGGCCAGGTTGGCCAGATGGCGATTAACCAGGAAGAAATGCTTAACTACATTGCCGTGAAAATTGGCGTGCCGCAGTCGTTGCTTACTACCGCAGAAGAGCGTGAAGAAATGGTCCAGCAGATGCAGCAGCAGATGCAGGCCCAGCAGCAGCAACAGCAGCAGCAGGGCGGCATTGCCGAAGAAATACAGCAGTTGACCGGGAGTCAGTAATGGAAGGTTGGGAATCGCTGCGACAAGCAGACAATGAGCAATTCCAAAAACAGAAGATCGCGCACGACGAATTGGACTTGCTGTTCGTTCGTTGTTTTTCCACGGAAGCGGGGGCAGAAGTCCTCGACTATCTTAAATCAATGACGCTAGATCAGCCGTCCTGGTATCCCGGTGAAGATCCGTCTCACGGGTTTGCGCGCGAGGGCCAGAACAGCATTGTGCGTGAAATTATGCGTCGTATTGAAAGAGGTCGTAACCAATGATTGATGAACAGACTATAGATCAGACCGAAACCGAAGAAACCACGCAGACTGAAAGCAAGGAGTCTACTGGCCTTCTTTCTCCTGAGTTGAACAATCAGGAAGAACAGGAAACAGACGAGTCGATTAACCATTTGGCTAACACGGAAGAAAAGCCAGAAGAAGACATTGATTGGGGCGAGCGCCCTGAGTGGATGCCTGAGCAGTTTTGGGATGAAGGAAAGGGTCCAGATTTGGAAAACCTTGCCAAGTCTTATCAGGAATTGCGGGCAAAAATGTCTTCCGGCAAGCACAAGGCTCCGAAAGACGGGAAGTACGATATTTCTTCTCTGGCCGATCATGGCGTTGAAGATGATGACCCGCTGCTTGACGAGTTTAAGGGTTTTGCCAAAGAAAACGGCTTGAGCCAGGAGCAGTTTGACCAGATCACGCAGATGTATGTAAACCACGTTGGCGACATGATGGAAAAGGCTGAGGTGGATAAAGAGCGAGAAATGGCCAAGCTGGGGCGAAACAGCGAAAAGGTTATTACTGGCCTTAACCAGTGGCTAACTAAGCTGGGAACTTCTGGCGCGCTTTCCCACGAAGAAGTCGATGCCATTGCTTCTAAGGCTGATAGCGCTGAGTTTATTGTTGCCCTTAACAAGATCCGCCAGTCTTACGGTGAGCAGGCAATTCCAGACGCGACAATTCAGGAAGGCAATGCGGAAACGCGAGCCGATCTGGATGCCATGGTTGCAGACCCGCGTTACGGGAAAGACATGGCTTATACGCAGAAGGTTGAGCGCAAATTTATGGAACATTTTGGCGAGGCTTAAAGAAAGGGGCTTCGGCCCCTTTTTTTTTGTGCAATTTCTGTTATATTCCAGTTATCCGACAACTCACATTCGTGAGCCGGTGACCTGATTATGCGGCCCGCACTGGACAACCGTCACAGGTTTTACCATTACTTAGTTTGAACTTGGAGAAAGTACAATGGCAGTACAGATTTCAAATGCCTTTGTTACCCTCTTCGACTCTGAGGTAAAACAGGCGTACCAGGGGCAGCGTCTCCTTGCCGGTGTTACCCGTGAGCGGACTGGGGTCGAAGGCTCGACCGTTAAGTTCCCGAAGATCGGTAAGGGTTCCGCGACTGTTCGCGTGCCGCAGACCGACGTTACTCCGCTGAATGTTTCCTATGGGCAGGTTACTGCCACAATGGAAGACTACATTGCGGCTGAGTATTCGGACATCTTCAACCAGCAGAAGGTCAACTTCAACGAGCGTCAGGAGCTTGTGCAGGTTGTCTCCGGTGCTATTGCCCGTCGCATGGACCAGGTTTGCCTGGATGCTCTCGATGCTTCTGGCACGTCTGCCACCGTCGATAATGACGTTGGTGGCACCGACAGCAACCTGAACATTGAAAAGCTGCGTGAGACGAAGAACCTCCTCGACACGAATAACGTGCCGATGGAAGGCCGCACCCTTCTGCTCCATGCCAACAGCCTGCAGGCCCTGCTGGGTGAGACCGAAGTGACTTCGGCTGACTTCAACACGGTCCGCGCGCTGGTCACTGGCGAGATCGACACGTTCATGGGCTTCCGTTTCATCACCTTTGGTGACCGGGACGAAGGCGGTCTGCCGATTGATGGATCTAGCGACCGGACGCTGTATGCGTTCCACCGCGACGCCATCGGCATGGGCATTGGCATGAACCAGACCTCGCGCGTTGACTACATTCCCGAGAAGACTTCCTTCTTGGTGGCGTCGATGTTCTCGGCTGGCGCTGTTTCGATTGACGATGAAGGCATCGTCAAGATCACTGCACGCGAGTCGTAAGGAGGTTTCATCATGGCTTTTGATAAGGCAGGTTGGGCAAACATTGGTGCGGCAAAGCGTGGCAACGCTCCGGCGCTGTACACATACGCCACCACCGATGCTATTGCTGACGTAAACACCGCTGGATACTTCAACGATCTGGCCGACACGCTCGAAGTCAACGATCTGATTTTCGTTGCTCACTCGGGTGGTGTTGACCTGGTGTACGTTGCAAGCAACGCTAGCGGCGTTGTTGACGTGACTGACGGGCTGACCGTCACCGCGACCGACAGCGACTAAATGAAATGGCCCCCTTCGGGGGGCCTTTTCTCTGAGGTATGCCATGGCTTCTGGCGACACTAAGCTATCCATTTGTTCGGATGCGTTGATTCTTCTGGGGGCGTCGCCCCTTTCGTCGTTTTCAGAAGGCACAGACGCGGCGCAGATTTGTGACCGCCTTTATGACGATCTAAAAGACTCCATCATTGCGACCTATCCTTGGTCTTTTTCTATTAAAAAAGTCCAGCTTGCACGTCTGTCCGAGACGCCTAACAGCGAGTGGAAATATCTTTACCAGCTTCCTGGTGACACGCTTGCTGGTGTTCGCGCGGTTTTTAACACAGGCCAGCCTGGTGCGCGCCCCATCCCGCATGGATGGGAGATCATTGAAAACAAACTGCAAACCAGTCAGGAAGAGATTTGGGTTGATTACCAGTTTTCTCCCAACGAGGCAGCTTTGCCTACTTATTTTGTCCAGCTTCTTAAGTATGTGATGGCCGCAGAAATTGCGGAGACTGTTACTGACCAGCTAACCAAAGCTGAGTATTTTGAGCGCAAGGCATACGGCACGCCGAGCGAAAACCGCCGTGGAGGCTACATGCGGGTAGCCATGAACATTGATGGCGGCAGCAAGTCGGCCGAGCGTATCGAGGACTTCCCGCTTATTTCGGTGCGCGGATGAGTCGGGTAATACGCTCGCAGACCAACTTTACGTCGGGAGAGATTGACCCCAAGCTGCGTGCGCGCATTGAACTGCAGCAGTATTACAACGGGCTGGAGACAGCAGATAACGTAGTCGTGCAGCCGCAGGGCGGAATCCAGCGCCGAGACGGCATGCGGTTTATTACCGAACTCCCTTCTTCTGCAGGCACCGCAGTCCGCACGGTCCATTTTGAGTTTTCCGTCGATGACAGCTACATGCTGATTTTTGTCAATCAGCGCATGTATGTCTTCAAAGACGGTGTGCAGATCACGAACATTAACGGCAGCGGCGACGATTACCTGTCGGTGCCTAATATCACTGATTCGGTCATCCCGACCATGTGCTGGGCGCAGTCGGCGGATACCTTGATTATCTGTCAGGGAAACATGCGCCCGCAGAAAATCTTGCGCGGAGCAAACGACTCTAGCTGGAGCGTTGACGACTTAACCTTTGCGTTTATCCCAAAGTTTGCTTTTGCGTTTTCGTTAAGCAACCCATCCGCAAATTTGAATTTCGACCAGCCAGACGGGAACATTACAATTACTGCTTCTTCTGGGGTTTTTAATTCTGGTTACGTTAATCAATACATTAACGTTACGCCCCAAGGAAGATTGCGAGTAATAGAATTCGTAAACTCGACAACTGTTAAAGCATTTGCTCAAGTGCCATTGTTTGATGATTCCCAGGTTGACGCAGGAAATTGGGAGTTAGAAGAAGGTTATGAAGACACTTGGTCAAACACGCGAGGATGGCCGCGATCTGCTGTGTTTTACGAGGGGCGTTTGTACTTTGGCGGATCGTCGTCACGTCCGTCTACTCTTTGGGGTAGTCGCGTAGGCAACTTTTTTAACTTTGACCCCGGTGAATCGCTGGATGATGCGGGGATTGAGGCAACTCTAGACACTGGCCGGTTTAATGCTATTGTCGATTTATACGCAGGCCGTAACCTGCAGATATTTACAACTGCTGCAGAGTTTTATATTCCCCAGACGCTGGGTGATCCGGTTACTCCGTCAACACTTTCGGTGCAGGAACAGACTTCTAACGGGTCGCGCCCGGGCATTCGCGTCGTCAACGTCGATGGCGCAACGGTTTTTGTCCAGCGTCAAGGAAAGGCGCTTGGCGAGTTTATCTTTAGTGACAACGTAAACGGGTACGTTACAACCAAAATTTCTCTCCTGTCTTCGCACTTGTTAAAGACGCCCGTAGACATGGCCGTGCGTAACGCAACGTCTACTGACGAAGGCAACAGGCTGCACATTGTAAATAGCGAAGATGGCTCGATTGCGTGTTACACGCTACTTCGTTCGCAGGAGTTGATTGCCGCTACCAGGTGGACAACAGCAGGGCGTTTTATTGCTGTTGGCGTCGATATAGATCAGACATATGCAGTGGTTGAGCGAGAAATCGACGGAGCGACTAAGTATTACGTCGAGTTGTTTGACGACAAATTAAATGTTGATTGCGGCGCAAGTGGAACTGCCGGAACAACGGTCAGCGGGCTTGAGTTTTTGGAAGGCAGGACTGTCAAAGCAATCCGAAACGGCATTGTTGAGGCTGACAAGATTGTTGAATCAGGCGAAATTACCTTGGATTTTGCTGCGAGTGATTCTTACCAAGTAGGGCTTGGGTACTCGCCGTTTGTTGTAACCCTGCCGGTTGAACCACGTTTGGCGTCCGGTTCAATTCGGGCTTTCAAAAAGCGTATCCTTGAAATTAACAGCGAACACTTCGAGTCTTATGCTGTGACTATTAACGGCGAGCAAGTTGCTTTCCGGCAGTTTGGAGAAGATGTTTTGGATACGCCGATTGAACCTTTTACCGGCGTAAAAACTTCAGGTCCTTTGCTTGGTTATGTTGACGAAGGAAAAATAACAATCAGTCAGTCCGTCCCGTTGCCAATGACGGTTTTGGCGCTGGACTACAAGCTATCGGTGGGGCAGTAATATGGCATTTGCCGCAGCATTAGGCAGTCTTTCTACGCTACAGGCCGTTGGTGCAGCCGCATCAGCGGTCAGTGCTATTGGTCAGATCCAAGCTGGACGCCAGCAGGCACGCGCGTATCAGGCGCAGGCAAAGCAGGCTGAGTTGCAGGGCAAGCAGCGTGAGTTGCAATACCGCCAGCAGGGCGTGCAGATTTTGCGTGACACCCGACAAAACATTTCGACCGTGACCGCCCGCGCCGCAGCCGGTGGGCTTGATCCGTACAGCGGCACACCTAGTTCTTTGAAGATGTACGCACAGGCAACAGGCTCGGAAGAATCGTACCTAGCCCGAGAAAACGCCGAACTTGGCCGCATTTCTGGACAGGTTAATGCGCAGCAGTATCGGTCTGCCGCTTCGCAGGCCCGCCGTCAAGGCTTTATGAATGCGATTGGCACGGTGGCTGGAACCGCGATGCAGCTTGGAAGCATTGGTGGCCCCAGCGGGGGCGTCAACCCATCAACCGCGACGGCAAGAAGTGTTGGCACGCCGTCGATGTTGTCTCCAGTAGGGTAAAAATATGGCACTGCCGAGATACAGAAGAAGGGGCGTTTCGATTGCGGGCATGCCGCAGATCACAACTGCTGGTCTGCAGGAGGCCGCGCGGACAACGGAAACGCTTACTCGGCAGATGGATCGGGTATCTAATTTTGCGTTCCGCCAGGCTGAACAACAAGCGCAGGTAGAGGGCCGTCGGTACGGCGCGCTTAACGCCCCCACCACCCAGCAGCTTGAAGACGCTATTGCGGCAGGAGAAGACGTATCGGAACTGGTGCCGGGTGACACTGGCAGCACGTTTGGCCGTGCAGCGCGTGGAACTGCGCTTGAGGCCATGGCGACGCGGTTTGAGACGAACGCCCGTCAGGAAATCACCAATCTGCAGGCTCAGTTTGAAAATGAAGAAATCGGGCTGGCAGATTTTGAGCAGAGTCTTACGACGCTGGTGGATCAGCAGACTGATGTTCTAAACGAAGTTAGCCCGATTGCCGCGCAAAAGTTTTCTGCATCGACCGGCGTTGTGGCGAACTCGGCTTATTTGTCTGCAGCAAAACAACAGGCCAGACGGAACCGCGATGATTACGAAATTAGTCTGCGGTCCAACATGGACACGATTGTTCGCAACGCCGAAACCATTGTCCGTGCTGGCCCGACGATTGACGAAAACGGCGAACTGGTAACTGTTGACCAGAAAATCAACATGGTCCGTGACGAACTTCGGTTTGCGGCGCAGGAAATTGATGACCCCGCGTTTTACCAGGCCAAGCTAGATCAGCTTAACGAGACCGTTACCCAGGCTAAGGTTGGCGTGGTTATGGACGAGGCGATGCTAAAGCCTGCTAGGGCTTTCCGGGTTTTGACAGGCGAAGGAACCTTTGAAGACGAGGAAGTGCAGGCTACGTTTGAGTCAATGGATGCTCGGGAGCGGCGGATTCTGTTTGGTGAGGTAAACACCGCGTTGGCTGAAAAAGACGCGCGTGACCGACGCGCCGACGCGCGGCGAGACCGGCAGCGTGGCGAACGATCCGAAGAACTGCAGGCCCGCGTTACAGCCGCCATGCTAGACGGCGACGATGATGCGGCAGAGGAAGCCCTGGCAGAGTTGAGGCAGGTGGATGCTTCGGCATGGGAGAGAAAGTCCGATGCTTATAACAGTGAGCCGGGACAGGATAGGCCAGATACCATTGTCCGGCTGCGTCGTTTGTCGCTTAATCAGGAACTCACGCAGTCAGACGTAGATCAGGCCATGTCTGATGGTGAGTTGACGCTTTCGACTTATAAATCATTCATGACCGATCTGGAGCAGCAGCGGAACCAACGCTACAACAAGGCCATTGACTGGCTTAAATCTAACCGTGGTGTGCCAGAGGGTACGCTTATCAATTACACGTCCGTGCAGCGCGCTGCGGACCGTGAGGTTGCACAGATTAAAACTGCTTTGCTTGATGCGCTTAATGAAAACCCCTCGCTCGACCCGTATGAGTTTGTGCAAAACGAAGTGCAGCGGCTTGAAGAACAGGGCGGCGAGACTGACGCATTGCTTAGGAAACGCGCTGAGGCGTTTGCAGCAGAACTCCGCGTTATTACAGATATGCCTAACGCGACGCCTCAAGAACTTTACGATCAGTTGTCTAATAACCCAGACATTTACCCAAATGAACGCTTGAGACAGGATGGCCTTGATAACCTTCTGCCGGTTCTTATTGATTTGGAGGCCAGCCAGTAATGGACGACTTGGATCGCGCATTAAGCCAGCGCTTTGACGTTTTGGAGTCTGGCAAGACTGACTATGACCTTGTGGTAAATGAACAGGGCATGGCGGAGTACAAAGCGCCGACAATGGTGGAAGGCCAGCAGACGTTTGAAAGCGAGGTTATGAACCCGTTTGCAACAGGCGGTATGCCAGAAGATCGAGAGTCTGTTGGTGAGTTTACTGAAACCATTGCTGGCGGAACGGCGGGCGCTGTTGGCGGCGCAGCGGCTGTTACGGCTGGTCTGCCAGGGGATTTGGTTGGCTTGGGCAAAGGCATTGTAGATGCGGTGGGCGCAGAAGAAGGCGAACGTTTTGCGTCTTTTTTAGATTCTTTTGCGGAAATATCTAACCAGATTGGCTCCGGCAGAACGCTGGAAATTATGGAAGAGCAGGTAAACAACCTGCCTGTTTCTGACGAAATAAAATCCGACATTATGGACGGGTCTAAATTTATCGGGGAATGGACTCAGTTGCCTGTTGGCCTAAAAGGGCTTGCAGCGAGTTTGAAGTCTTTTGCCAAAGGCCAGTCGCAGACAGCCGCAAAACGCAACGTTACCCGCGCGCTGGGGCGCAATAATGCCAAGCCAGACGCCTCGGACATGATGGAAGGCGCAAATGATTAGAGACAAAATCAACGAGCGGATTGAAGAAACTGTCGCTGGGGCGCTTGAGACAGAAGCGCTTAACACGAACGACCGTATCAACCCGCCAGCAAATGAGCGCCAGCAGCGAGAAGAACTTAACGACACTGCTGATGTAGCAGAGCCGGTTGAAGATTCTGTATTTGCGACAGAAGACACGCCGGAGTCGCCAGAGCCGATGCGTGTTGCTGGCATTGGTACTGCGCTGCGTGGTCTTCGACAGGGCGCTAGGCGTCGCGTTACGGAGGCTGAAAAGCGCGCAACGATGACCACGGCAGAGCCGCCGCCCGTGCAGGAGGTTGGCGATACCCTAGTTATTACCCCGGCAGATCCTGATGAAGTGGCTAGGATTAACGACCAGCTTGGCGGTGAGTACACCAGCGGGCTGAATATGCCAGAGATACTCCGCACCACCGGAGACTTTGACGCCGCTGAGTATATGTCGCGCTTTAAAGACGCCAATGCCGAACTGTTTGAGCAGGCGCGTCGCGGCACTATTGGTTTTGACCAGATGCTTGAAATGGCCGAGGCCCGTGGCTTTGACGACATTGCCTATGACCTAATGCGCCGTGAGCCTGGTGAGACTTTGCCGCCAGAGGATTTTCTTGCTGGCATGCTGGCGCACACGCAGTTTATGAAGCAGGCCCGTGGCCAGTGGGAGCAGGCTTATCAGATGGCGGAAGGCCCTGAGCGCGAAGCCGCTATGCGCCAGGCGCTTGCGTTGTCCACGGCCCACGCAAAGATTGCGTCAAACCTGTCTGCAACGTCATCCGAGGCAGCGCGAACCCTGCAGCTTGCCGGTGAGGTTGGCCGTCGCGGCATGCCGGAAGTGTCTCAGGAACTTACTTTGTTTGGCGCCAAAACGGCGCAGGAAATTGAATACGTCGGCCGGCATTACCTTGCTATTACTGACCCGCGCGCGCAGCGGCGCTTTGCCGAAAAGGGCATTGGGTCAAAATCGCTGGATGTAATGTCGGAAGTTTTTATTAACTCAATTCTCAGCAGCCCGATCACACACATGATTAACATTGCTGGCAACAGCATGTATCAGGGCTTGCATTCGCTTGAGACGTTTGTCGCGGCGGGTTTTGGTAAAGCTAGAACGACAGTAACGCGAAGCTCGGACCGGGTGCGCGCGAGAGAAGGAATTGCTCGCCTAGAGGGCATTAGGCGCGCATTGCTGGACTCCGTAATTGTTGCAGGCAAAACGCTGGCCACAGAAACGCCAGTAACGACCGGCTCCAAAATTGATGCGCGCACTCGCCGGGCTATTGGTAGCACTGGCAACCCGCGCGAGATTCTCGAAATGGGGCGTCAAGGCGAAATTGGGCCGATGGCGGTAAACGCTTTTGGTGCAATGACTCGCGTTCCTGGTCGATTCCTAATGGCCGAGGACGAGTTTTTTAAAGGCATTGCCAGCCGTGCATCGCTGTACGAACAGGCGCAGATGCGTGCGCATGAGATTTACGAAAAAACGCTGGAGACAGGCGGCACTGTAGAAGAAGCCCAGCAGGCTGCTGCCCTTGAGCGCGCCAACATCATTAACGATCCGCCAGAAGAAATTAAGATGCAGGCAGAACAGTCTGCCCGCGAACTTACCTTCCAGTCTGAATTGAAAGGCTGGCTTGGCCAGGCTCAGGGCGCAATGAGCCATCCGATTGCAAAGTTGTTTGTTCCGTTTTTCCGCACCCCCGCCAACATTATGAAGTCCACGCTGCAGCGAAGCCCGGTTATGGCCGTATATCCGGGGTTTTACAAAAAGTTACGCGCTGGCGGACGTGAAGCCGATCTTGCAATGGCGAAGATGGCTATGGGGTCCAGTATCATGGCGGGGTTTGCCTATGCTTCTTACGGGCTAGACGACGAAGATCGGTCGGTAAGGATCATTGGCCGAGGCCCCGATAACCCGCAGGCTCGCGCTGCTTTGCGCCGTCAGGGATTCCAACCGTATTCGGTCAATATTAAACAGGATGACGGCACTTATAAGTCGTTTACGTTTTCGCGGTTTGATCCTATTTCCGGCATGCTAGCCATGGCCGCTGATTTTGCTTATTACGCTCAATACGAAAACGACCAGAACACGCTAGATGAACTGGCAATGGCTATGTCGGTAGGCGTTGCTCAATACCTGATGGAAATGCCGCTGCTGCAGGGTGCCTCGGACGTGCAGAGTGCGTTGATGCGGCCCAATCCAGCCGAGAAGTTTGACGCCATGTTTGAATTGCTTGGCGAAAAAGTTACTACGGCCGCAATCAGTGCTGCTCCCGGCGTCGGCGCTGCATCGCGAGCAGCAACCAGGGTAGAAGACCCAACGCTGCGAGAAACCTACATGCTGCCCGAGCAAGGGTTGCTTGGCGAAGACCCGACCGAACTGCCTTCTGCGTTCCGTGGCTTTTACACGGCGCTTGAAAAAGCTAAAGCGGGCAACCCGCTGTTTAATGACGACTTGCCGCCACGGCTCAATGAGTGGGGCGAGGAAATTGAAGTCGGCAAAGGCGTGTGGTGGGAGTTTTTCTCGCCAATCCGTGTGCGTGACACGCAGTATTCACGCGTAGACGAGGAAATGGTCAACCTAGGCGATGGCATCCCGCGCACGCCACGCAAAATTGACGGCGTGTTGCTTAACAGAGAGCAGCGCAACCGATGGATTGAACTCACCAATAACATTGACCAGTTTGGCAGGCTCCCGTCTGACCCTCAGCATGATTCGTCATCGACGCTTATTGTTGATCTTGACCGGTTAATTCAGACCGAGGCGTACAACGAACTGCCTACAAACGATGACAAGATACGCATTATTAAAAATTTGGTATCTGAGCGTCGGTCGGCGGCAAAACAGTATTTGCTGGAACGGGACGTTGAACTGCGCGCCAAAGTAAATTCCGTGCAGTAACGTCTTGTGGTAAAACAAGATTATATTTAGGAGAATCTTAAATGGCTCAGTACAGCATCAACGCAGTAAATCGCAAAGTTTCCTATACCGGTTCGGCTGGCGTTGGGCCGTATGCTTTTGCATTTGAAATTTTGGACGAGAACGACGTTGCCGTTTACAAAAACCAAACGCTGCTAACGCTGACAACTGATTACACCGTCACGATCAATGCAAATGGCACTGGCTCGGTGACGCTAACTAGCGCTGCTACTGCGTCGGACAGCATCGTTATTTTGGGCGCACGGGACATTGAGCGCACTACCGACTTTGTGACGGCTGGTGATCTTCGGGCTTCGTCGCTTAATGAGCAGCTAGACGCGTTGACTATTATGGTTCAGCAAGTTGCCGAGGAAGTCGAGCGCTCGGTCAAGGCCCCTGCTTTTGACCCAACGGGCATTAACATGATCCTGCCGAAAAAAGCAGACCGCGTTAATGCGTTTGTTGCATTTGATGCCAACGGTGATGTGTCGGCTGCTGTCCCTTCTGACGACGTTACTACGCTTGCTGAGGTCGCCACAGACATTGCGACGCTAGCCGACATTGAAGACGGCACCGTTGCCACAAACACGATTCAGACTGTTTCTGGCATTTCCTCTGACGTAACCACGGTTGCTGGCATTTCTGCCGACGTGACGATTGTTGCGGCCGACCAAGCCGACATTGGGACGGTGGCTACAGACCTTGCTGGCTCCGACAACATCGGCACGGTGGCTGGCTCAATTGCTAACGTCGATGCGACTGGCTCGAACATCGCCAGCGTTAACACGGTGGCCGGGGAGCTGGGCGCAAGCCAGGACGTGACGGTGGTAGCCGCTGATCTGTCCGGCACTGACACGATTGGCATTGTTGCGGGTTCAATTGCCGATGTAAACACAGTCGCGGGTGAGATTGGTGTTGGGCAGGACGTCACTGTAGTCGCCGCCAACATTGCTGACGTCGGCACGGTTGCGACAGACATTGCCAACGTAAACACCACAGCAACGAACATTGCCAACGTCAACACCACCGCCAGCATTAGCGCGGACGTGACCGCAGTCGCCAACATTGATACTGACGTGACGACAGTCTCAGGAATTTCGGCAAACGTCACCACGGTTGCTACTAACGACACCGACGTAACCACGGTTGCTAGCAACATTGCTGACGTCAATACGGTTGCTGGTGACATAAATAATGTAAACCAAGTTTCAGCAAACATTGCTGATGTAAACAACTATGCAGACACTTACCTTGGAGGGAAGCCAAGCGACCCAACGACTAGAAACAATGGCAGTCCATTACAGGTTGGCGATCTTTATTTTAACACTGCTGCCAACCAAATCCGCGCATACGACGGGACTAATTGGACTGTAACTGCTCCTGCAACTTCGGCTTCTTTAGTTGATTACACGGCTAACGGGGCAGGCGCAGTAACCACAACTGTCAAAGATAAATTAAACGAAAGCGTATCTGTTAAAGACTTTGGCGCAGTAGGCGATGGCGTCACGGACGACAAAGCCGCTATTCAAGCTGCACTTGATGCCGCTGTTGAAGTGCATTTTCCTGAGGCCGATTATTTTATTTCAGGTCATGTAAAAACTAACTTAAATCAAATTGTTTATGGCAACAATGCGACATTAGTAGTTAACGGAGATTATTTGGCGTGTCAGCTTTCAAGAGACTGTCACGTTATGAATTTGAATGCTAGGCAAGATTCAGGGTCAACAGAAGGCACTGGTTTTTTGGTTTCCGCTGGTATCGACCCTTTTACGGGAAATGATAATGGCAACGTCCAGGCTGCTCAAACCCAAAACATCGAAGCAGTTGGCTTTGAAAAAGGGTTACATTTACTTGTAAATACTGAAACCGTAAGAGGAATTGCTTACAGCAATTTTCATGTTCGGAGGCTTTTTAATTGCAAAAACAATTTTTACATCGAGCCTATTGGTAATGGAATTCCTTTTATAAACGCCAACTATTTTGACTGCGCCCTTGTTTTGAACAGCTCAGTAATTACTGGTGGTGCGGTTTGCAAGATAAGTGGATCAGGCCCTGTAAACGCTGCTGTATTTCGGGGAGGCGTTTATGAAAAAATAGATCAGTTGCTTACTGGAAACTTGAATAGTTCAAAAGTTGGCATTTCGTTCGATGCGTATATAGAAAATGTTGGCTTTGAAGATTTATCAAACGTAAGCAACGAAGTGTTTGTTCAAAACAGAAGAAATCAGCACGATATTTCTGCCGAAGCATTTTCTGGCAATAGGTATTTTACTACTGTTGATTCTGGAAGAAGCGAAAAACAAGCCGGCGACTGGTCATTGTTAAAAACACACACTTTCGATGACGGCAACCGACCTGG